ACCTGCGGGCCGACGCTCGACAGCACGCCGCCGACGCCCGCGCTCGCCGCCTTCAGTTTCCCCATCGCGCCTTCGGCGCCCGCTACGTCAGCCTTCAGTTTCGCGAAGGGCGAGTCGCCGCCCTGGCGCCGCTCGACGAAGTCGATGATGACCTGAACGCGTTCGGTGAAGGTCGCCACTAGCCGACGACCCTTCGCAGTTCGCGGGCGATCGCCGCGTCGACGTTCGCTGCCGCCCGCCGTTCGATATCGCGCTCACTGTCGCCGAAGGTGCCCAGCCCTCGCGACGGCCCGTAGTGACTGAAGGCGACGTATCCGCCGTCGGGCATGCGGATCGCCCTACGCGCCCCAGGGCGCGCGCCTCGACGCCGACGCCGCTTCGGCACGATCACGCCTGACCGTTTGCGCCCCTGGTCGACGAGTTTCCACACGCCCGCAGGTCGGAAGTTCACGGCGACGCCGCCCGGCACGGCATCCCAGCCCGCGCCCAGGCGCAACTTGCCGCCCTTGTAGTTGTGCATCGCGCGATCGCCGCCCAGGTCTTTCGCCGCGTGCCCCAGGGCGAGCCCTTTCGAGCGACCGCCGACGTACGCCTGCACGCGACGCAGGGCTGCGCCCTCGACGACGCCGTGCACGTCGTGCACGATCTTCGCCACACGGTCGAGCCCGCTGACGGGCATCAGGCAGGCGCGTACGACGCCGCTGCGGTAGCGACGGGCGGCGGGCCGACCGTGCCGTCGCCGTTCACGATCTGCGACGCCGTCGTGTCGCCGAACTCAGCATCAGGCTTTCGGCTGAACGGCAGCGACACGTCGAAGGTGAGCGTGCTTCGAGCAGCGCCGCCGATCGTGCCCGCGATCAGCCGCACGCGGCCGATCATCTTCGGCGGGTCTTCGCCTGCCAGCCCGTAGAAGACGTACGCCTCTTTCGTGTCGTTCTCGAACAGGTAGCGGTTGATCCCATCGACGATGTTCGCATCCTGCAGAAACGTCATGTCGAGGCTGAACGACGTCGACGCGGGCTGCGGGATCGACTGGGCGGGCTCGCAGAACGTCGCAGGCACTTCGACGGTCGTCAGGTTTGCCGTCGCCGTGAGCGCGCCCGACGTCGCCTGGCACGACCAGGCGGGCGACGCCGTGTCGTAGTCGGCAAGCGTCACGTCGGCGAGCGTGGCGCCGCCTGGCGCCTGCCACGTGTCGAGGTAGCCGACGGCAGCCTTGTCGACGAGCGACAGGGCGAAGGTGCCCTCTTCGATCTGCAGGATTACTGACGACATGGCGGGCCCTTTCAGCAGGCGATCAGGTGCGCTTGCACTTCGCAGAGGTAGCAGGGGTACTCGTCGCCCGCGATCGACACGAGGTCGGGCAGCACGTTCGACACGTTCAGTCGCTGCACGGTCGCCGTGTGCATCCCGCGCAGGAAGTTGTACGCCTGCAGCACGGCCCAGCAGGTGTCGTCGAGTTCTTCCTGCGCGCCGTCGCTCGTGTAGCGGCGCCCGACGACAGTGACCGTCGTCGAGGCGAGCACGGCGGTAGCCGCGTCAGGGTCGACTTCGAGCGCGGGTCGCCCGACGACGGCGCACGGCAGTTCGGGCGTGTCTTCGGGCAGCCAGCGATGCACTGGGAAGTTCGGCAGCGCGCCCGTGATCAGCGCCGCGAGTTCGGCCCGCAGCGCGCTGATCACGCGACGCCCGCCTTGTCGAGGTCGAGCGCCCATTCGAGCAGGGTCCGAATGTCAGGGTCGGTCGTCACGATCCGCACGACGAGCCCATCGGATGCGAAGCCCGCCACGCCTTCAGGCGACCGCCGTCGAGCGAAGAGCCGCGCTGCGGTCATCAGCACTGCCATCTGCACGTCGTCGGTCGCCCAGGCGTCGACCGTGACTCGCTGCTGCACGACACGCGACGCCGCGGCTAAGTCCCAGCCCAGCACGTCGTCGTCGCGGGTCGTCTGAAGCCCCAGGAAGGTCTTCAGCGAGTCGAGGTCGGCATTCACTGCCATCAGGCGCCCTCGTCGCCCTCAGCGGGTTCTGCGGGCTCGTCAGGGTCTTCGGGCACCTTCGGCTCAGGTTCGAGCACGGTCATGCGTCAGCCTTTCTGGTCGTTCAGTAGTTCGCCGACGATCACGAGCAGTTCAGCCTTCGTGAGTTCGTTCAGCGCCGCTTCGTCGAGGTCGACGCCGTGCGCGAGCAGCCAGGCGACGATTTCGCCCTTCGTGTTCGACGACGTCGGTGCAGGCTCTTCCTGCGTCGCGGTCACGGTCAGCGTGAGTGCGTTCGACGGCAGCCCAGTCGACCGCCGCACGCGTACATCTTGCGCGCCGACCGCATCGGCGAGGGCGCTATAGCGAACCTGCGTCGGCGACAGGTAGGTCGTCGGCTGCGCGATGCCGTCGACGACGACACGCGTGCCCGCGTCGAAGCCCGTGCCTGTCACGGTCACAGGTGTCGCCACGTTCACGACGACCGACGTCGGGCTGAGCAGCGTCGCCGTAGGCGGCACGAGCAGGTCGGGCGGCACTGAGCCGCCCGCCGCTGCGTCGGCGGCTACGAGGTCGCGGATACGAGTGCTCACGGCGCTAGGTGCACTGCGCCGTTCTGCTCAGCGGGCGGGGTGTTCGACGGGCCCGCTTCCTTCGTCGTCGGGCGGTAGGCGACGATCGACGAGGCGACCGCGATCTGCCGACCCAGCAGCGAAGGCTCGACCGCTTCGAGCAGCGGGTATCGGTACTCGTAGAACTCCAACGCTGACGAGTTGCCGACCCAGAACGTGTCGTCGTCGATCCCGTACGTGACGATCGGGCGCAGCCCGGCGACCGTGCCCAGGCCCAGCATGTCGGCCGACGCCGTACCCATCGCGTTCGAGGCGCCCAGGTAGGGGAAGAGCGGACGCCCGGCGAGGTCGGTCAGACCGCCCAGGCGCGCCCAGCCCAGCGGGCCCATCGCGATCCACGACGCGATATCGCCCGTGTTCTGATACACGAGCGCGCTCGCGTCGAAGATCGCCTGCAGGATCGTCGGCCCGTCGGCGCCCGCGGCAAGCGTGATCTTCGCGCCCGACTTTTCGAGTTCGGTGATCGCGGCGAACTCAGTGGCGCGCGCCAGACGCTTGTTCATCTGCCCGACGATCACGTCGAGGCTCGACGGCACCAGCGACTGCAGTTGCTGCGACACGTTCAGGTACCCGCCGACCGTGACGAGCGTCAGCGTGTCGGCGGCGAAGTCGAACTTTTTGCTGACCAGTTCGGCCTTTTCCTTCGACTGCGGCGCGACGCCCGTGTCGAGGTCAGGGTCCACGATGCGAGGGCGCATAAAACTCATCGCGGACGGCGCAGGCGTGACGCCCATCGCCGACAGGAACGGGCGCCCCTGCGGCGACACGTCGGCGACGGGCCCGATCACAGGTGCGACGAGCAGCGCGCCGAAGCCACCAGCGACGGGCACAGTGTTCGCCGCCGTCGTGCCCATGTGCTCCGCGGCGCGCGACAGGAAGCGGCCGTAACGGTGCTGCGCCTCGCGGTCGTGCTGGTGCAGCATGTCGTGCAGCAGTTCGCCCGCGCTGCGGTACTGGACCGTGCCCGCGCTGACCGTCCCAGGCTGCAGCCGCGACAGGCGATCGCGGACCGTGTCGGACATTTCGAGGTCGTCGGCGAGCAGGTCGACCTGCGCGTCGATCGCGGCGACGCGGGTGCGAGCCGCGGTGATCGTTTCGCGATCCTGGTCGCTCAGGTCACGGTCGCCGTCGGCGGCGGTCTGCGTGACTGAGTGAATGAGGGCGAGCCGCTGGTCGCGTTCGCTCACCAGCCGTTCGAGCAGGGCATCAGGCATCGTTCAGGAACCTTTCGCGTGAGGGTTGCCTGCGGGGTGCCGACCTGCGACGAGCGGGGTGCCGCCGTACATGGCGGGGTGCCGACCTGCGTCGAGCGGGGTGCCGCTTCAGGAATCAGTCGAATCATGTCACGCCCGAAGGCGCTCGTGAAGTGTTTCGTTTCGCTGGTCAGCCTGAGCCAGCCAGGCAGCGAGTTCGTCGTCGAACGCCTGGCGCTCGCGCGCCGCCTGCTCGACCTCGTCGACCTCGTCGGCCGCGGCCCGCAGGGCCAGCACGCGCGCCGACTCGTAGGCGCCCAGTGCTTCGAGCGCGACGTGCACAAGATGCGCGCTGGTGCGGACGCGCACGCCGTCGAGGCGCATCGTCTTCAGCGGCACGAAGCCGACGCTGAGCCCGTCGACGCCGTCGCTGAGCATCGTTTCGACGTCGGCGACGTAGCGCGGCAGCACGCGCATCGTGCCGTACAGACCGTCGGGTCGCTCGTCGAAGGCGAGCAGGTGCCCGACCTTGCCCAGCCCGTCATGGTGCTGGTCGTAGAAGGCGATCCGCCGTGCCACGCCGCCGTTCGTCGTCGCCGCCGCGACCTGGCGGCTGAAGGCGCCCGCCTGAAACGCTTCGCGGTACCGCTGCACGCCGTCGGGCCCTTCGTCGACGACGTCAGCCGTTTCGCCGTACGGCACCAGGCGCCCTTCGAGCAGTCGAGCGTCAGGCGTCGACGTGTCGGGCGCCAGGCGCAGGTTCGCGCCGAAGGCTCGCAGCAGAGTGTCAGGCATGTCGTGCCCCTTCGAGTGCTAGGCGGCAGTTCGGGCAGCCGCACGCCCTGCGCAGTTCGCGCACGTGTATCGCGTCGACCGTCGCCGCCATCGCGTCGAGGGCGCCAGGCGTCGGGCGCGCGGGCTCGTACCCGGCGAGCACTTCGGCGATCGCGCGCTCTTCGCTCATCAGTGGTCGCCGCCTGACAGCACGACGGCGGCGGGCGCGACGACGCCTTCGCTGTCGACGTTGTCGGAATCTTCGAGCCGTTCGGCGGCTCGAATCTCGTCGACCGTGATCGCCCGCGCGCCGCTCACAGGGTCGACGATGTTGTGCAGCACTGAGTACGCCTGCGCGCGTTCGCCTAGCCCAGGGCGCACGTACTCGTCGCGGTTGAACTCGACGCCCGTTCGGCCCGGCAGGGCCCAGTTCGACAATGCGTCGCTGAGCGCCGTCGCGATCGGGCGCAGCGTCGCTCGCCAGTGAAAGTCGAAGAGGCTCGACACGTTCGAGTACGTCATGCTGTCGCCGCCCGACGGCAGGCCCACCAGGAACGGCGGCACGCCCAGCAGTGCGCAGATTCGCCCTTCGTCGAACTGGCGCAGGTCGAGCAGGGCCATGTCTTTCGGGCTGAGGCTCAGCACTTCGAGGTCGATCCCGCCCGACAGCACGGCAGGGGCGCCGTCGCGTGACTGCGAGCCCGCGACCCAGCGGTCGCGGAAGGTCTGCGCCTGCGTCGCCGACAGGTTCGCAGGATGCTTCAGCACGGCCCACGGCACGCCGCCGCGTGTCGCCAGGTTCGCGCCGTACCGTTCCATCGCTTCCGCGCTGAGCAGGTTCCGCGCGCCCGCTTCGAGCGGGCCATGCCCTCGTGCGTCGCCAGGCCATGTCGAGTACCGCACGTGCAGCACGTCACGCGTGTCGAGCCGTTCGCCGCCGATCGCGTACTCACGCCGCCCGTCGACGAAGTCGACGCTTACCCAGTCAGGATTCAGCACGACGAAGCGCGCTGGAAAGCCGTCAGCGAAGTGCGCGGTAGCCCATATGAAGACCTCGCCGCGCAACTGGTACGAGGCGACGCACAGTTTCAGGAACTCGACCCAGCCCGTGTAAATCTCAGGCTCAGGGTTGCGCAGCCAGGTCGGCGGCGACAGCGTCTGCCCGTCGCGCGTCACGTAGGGCGGCATCGTGGCGAGCGTGCGCGCGTTCAGGTCGATGCAGGCGAAGACCGTCGACACGCGCTGAGCGAGCCCGCTCGACCAGTTGTCCCACGGCGGCACCCAGCCGACGGGCCAGCCGTCCCAGCGCGACGCCTGCAGCGGCGGCGACACTGCCGGGTACATGACGTACGAGTGCTCGTCGTGCGGCAGGGCTGAGTCATGCCCGTGCACGTTCACGGGCGGCTCAGCGTCAGGCGGCGGGGTCTGCGCGCGCTCGACGACAGCGAGCCCTGAAGGCGTTTCGTACTCAGTCATCAGTGCACCTGCGGGGTAAGCATCGGACGCGTCCCAGCGACCCAGGCAGCCAGGGTCGCGGCGACGAGCGGGGTCAGGTTCACGCCGCCGCGGCGATTCCACGCCCAGGCGTCGCCCAGTGGTCGCTTCACGGCGGCGCCGACGGCGTCGTTCAGTTGCCACTGATCTAGGTGCGTCAGGTGCCCGTCGAGGGCACGGTCGTAGAAATAGCCGCACGCCCTCGCGTACTGACGGCCCGTCGTCAGGATCACCTCGACTTCGGCGGCTTCGAGCAGCGGCACGAGCGACGCGACGCTCGCGCCGTTGTCGACGACGACAGGCGCCTGCCATCGCTGCGCGACTTCGACCGTTCGGGCCAGCAGCCAGTCGGTCGACTCTTCGCACTGCACGACCTCGCACGCGATGTAGTCGCCGACCTTGCCCGCGGCGACGAGGGCGGCAGCGTCACGTTCAGGCGTCATGTCGATACCCAGCGCGACGCTGTCGCCGATCACGACGTCAGTGCGGTAGAGCGCGCGCCAGACCTCTGCGGGTATCACGATCGCGTCGGACGCCGTCGACGGCACGCACAGGAACTCGCGCCGAAAGTCGACCTCGTCCATGACCTGCGCCATGCTGCGCACGAAGTCGAGGTCGACGCCGTTCGGCTGCCCCAGCGTCGGCATGACCGCGTGCCAGACGTCTTCGTCGTACGTGCTGAAGCCAGGCACGGTCGGATCGGCAGACCACTCGCACCAGGCCCGCTTCGAGTTCGGATCGTCGAGCGCCGTCAGCGCCTGCTCGCGCATTGCCTGCAGCAGCACTGAGTCTTCAGTGCCCGCGTTGCTGATCGTGACGAACTGCGAGCCAGGGCGCGCGGCGAGCGTCGGGCCCAGCGCGGCGAGCAGCGCCTGCGAGTGCGTCAGCGCCTCGTCGACGATCGCCAGGTCGAGGCTGAGCCCGCGCGCGCCGTAGCGGTTAGGGGTAACGGGCCGATACCAGGAACCGTTCGCGAACGTCAGGCACTCACGCCCTGAGCCCCGCACCAGCCACTGCACCTCGCTGCCCAGCGGCGAGTCGACGATCAGGTCCACGTGCTCTTGCCATGACCGCACGGCGTTAATGCGATCCTGCGACGTGAAGGCGACGTGCTGGCGCGGGTAGTCGAGGCACTGCTGCGCGACGCGTGCCGCCGCCCATGCGGTCTTGCCCGACTGGCGGCTGACCAGCGCGCCGCAGTTGCGATAGTGCAGGCGCCCGTTCGACCCTTCCTGCAGGAACAGATCGCTGAGCAGCACTTGCCAGGCGTGCGGCTCGAAGCCGATCTGCCGCATGCGGTCGACGACACGGTTCCCGCGGGTGCGCCGCCCGCTAGCGACGTTCACCAGACGCGGCGCGGGCGGCGCAATCGTCACCATACGCGGGTGCCCTTCGGGCCACGGCGAAGCCGACGTGCCTGCGCGATCGCTTGCCCCTGGCGCGACTGGCACGGCTGGCAGGCAGGGATCAGCCGCCCTGACCACTGCAGCGGATCGGCGAAGGTCGAAAGCGGCGGATCGTGGTCGAGCGTCGTCGCTTTCGCCCTGAAGCAGAGTTCGCACACGGGATCGCCTCGAAGCAGCCGACGGCGCTCGCGCTGGTGCCGCTCGCCATAGCCGCGGGCGTGACGGTTGCGCTTGCGCGCGGTGCGCGGCGATTCGTGCACGTGGGAATCATGCCTGACTCTCGACCAGGCGTCGAGGCTGGGCGCACACAGTCACGGCGACGAAGGGCGGGGTGCGGGGTGAGGGTCAAGAAAACTGGGAGCGGGCGGCGGCGCCTCGACGCGCGTTTCGCGTTCGACCTCGACGCGTTTTCTGCAGCGTCGGGCGCCTCGCGCGCGCGCACGCGTAGTGTCCTGAGCATGGCTGTCTTAGTAGTAGTACCTGCTAGATGTGTGTTTCTTAGGGTGGCGGGCTTAGGTGCAGGTGCAACGGTCTTAGGTACACGCTGGGACAATGCACCTAGAACGGCTCTTCGCGGTGGCGGTAGCAGTAGCCGCTCGCGTCCGCGGTCAGGCGGCAGTCGAGGTCGCGGCACGGCATCGGCGGGGAGGGCGGGGTACCTAAGACCGCCACGTTTCCGCTAAGACCACTATCTCTGGGTATGGGCTGCACACCTGCGGACTTAGCGAGCCGCCACTGCCAGCGACCTTCAGCACCCAGCCCGCCGACGCGCTCAGCCTTCACGCCTGCGACGGTCTTAGCGCGCTCGACCCTGCGCCATGACAGGCCCGCGTCACGGGCCCGCTGCTGCACGGTCTTCGTGTCGACAGGCCCATCGCCCAGCAGGTCGAGCAGGAAGGCGACGGCGTCGTCGTGCTGAGTCGAGTCGCCGCCTGACTGCATCGCTGCTTCGAGGCTGACGCCGACGATGCCCTCGTCGAGGGCGAAGCGGGGTACTTCGCTCGTGCTGCCGTCGTCGCACTCGACGTCGACGATCTGCAGCGCGTACCGCTGGGCAGGGGCGGCTGCGGCGAGGTTGCCACGGGCGAAGATCAGCCCGCCGCCTTCGAGTTCGGGACGCTCGACGTCTTTCGTGAAGAGCAGGATCGACCTCGCCGCCGCGCTGAACGCTCGACTACCCATGATCGCGTCGAAGGGCGAGCCGCCCGCCCAGCCCTTGTTCAGGTGCCGCACGCCCGTCACGGCGAGCCCTCGCTGCTGCGCCAGGCGCACGAAAGGGCGCAGCGCGTTGCGCGTGACGCCTTCGCCGTGTTCGTTCATGGCGGGCACGTCGAGGTACATGCTCAGCGGGTCGAGCACGACGAGCCCCAGGTCGACGATCGTCGTCAGGTGCTCGACGGCGAAGAGTTCGGCGTCTGGGTCGGGATTCATCACGAGCACGCGCTGCAGGTCGGCGCCTGCCGCCACCATCCGCGGCACCAGCACGCTTTCGGCGTCGTCTTCGCCCGACACGTAGGCGACCGTCATCGGTCGGCCCTCGAAGTCGCCCGGCAGTTCGCCGCGCGTCGTGCGCGCGGCGAGCCAGATCAGCGCCGTCGACTTGCCCAACTTTTCGGGCCCTGCCGCGATGGTGAGCCCGCGTAGCGGTACGCGCCCTCGCCATAGCCAGGCGACACGCCTCGTCGCGACCTCGTCGCCCTGCACGAGCATCAGCCCACGGTCGCTTCCTGCGTCAGGGCTGCCGTTGCGCCGTTCCTGGTCGGCGTGCCACTGCTCTACCGCTTCGCGCTTCGTGACCATTCGCGTTCCATTTCGCCTCGACTGACTTCGAGCAGGCGCCCGTTGCACCTTCGGTCGGGCCCGTGCACGCCGCAGCACGAGCCGTGCACGGGATCGTCGGCAGCGCGGTCGTGCGCCTTCAGGTAGAGCCCGCACTGCGGGCAGACCAGCCAGCCCGACGGCATGTCGTCTTCAGGGCGCCACAGTGCCGTCAGGCGCCCCTGTAGCGCCGCCTCGTCGGCGCAGGGCGGGCAGGGCGGCACTCGTGCGCCGAAGACCGTGCGAGCGATTCCCAGGTCGACACGATCGACCCACGTGTAGCCGCAGTCGCCGCAGTGCAGCAGCGCGAAGCCAGGCCCGTGATCAGGGCGCGCGAAGCAGACCGCAACCGTCACGCCGCGTCGTCGTGTTCAGGTGTCGCCCTGCGACCGCGGGGCGGACGCGGCAGCAGGGCGACACGATCGTTCCACGACGGCGACGCAGGGCGGTCGTGCTCGTGCTCGTAGCGATGCAGCAGCCAGTCGCGATAGCAGGCGTATTCGAGCCCGCAGACGCGGCACCAGCCCGTCACGGCCCGAAGAGCGTCAACTGCCGCGGGTCGATCCCTGCCCGCAGTTTCGTCGTGCAGTCCCAGCAGCAGTGACGGTCGATCCATCGCTGCGCGAAGACCGCGTTAGTGCCGCCCTTCGTACGGTGCAGGGCCCAGCCGTCGGTATACGTCATCGTGCCAGGGGCGCCGATGCGCACGAGGTTGCCGCACGAACTGAAGTGCTCGCACTCGACCTCGCGCCCTGCCCAGTCCTTCGGCAGACGCGGCGCGCTCACTGGTCGTCGCCTTCGCGCTCCGCGAGCCGTCGCACGACCTCTGCGTTCACGGCGTCGGCGAACGCCTGCCCAGGCTGCGCCAGTTTCACGCCGTAGTGCCGATTCGTGCCCCGCAGCAGGTTCGGGTGCGGCGCGCCCAGGCGCGGAAGTTCGCCGCCGACGATCGTCGGCGTGCCGTCGCTGTCCAGGTGCACTTCGCGCGGGCCCTTCGACGTCGGCCGCGGTGGCGCAGGCGGCGCTTTGCGCAGCATCGTCAGCGAGATTTTTTCGTTCCGCGTCAGCGCGTCGCCCTTCGCGATCTTCGCTTCGAGCACGTCGAGGCGATCGCGGCGACGCACTTCGTTCGCCGCCTTCCTACCTGGGCGCTGGGCGACGATCCGCGTCACCTGCACGGGACGGCGCACGGTTATCTCGTCGATCGGCTTCGGCCATGCCTGGTCGAAACTCAGCAGCAGGTGCTGCGCAGGCGGCGGGGTGAGGTAGAGCAGCCGCAGCCCTCGCGCCTGGTCGGTGACGCGGATCGTGACCATGTCGACCGACACGCGCGACAGGTGCGGGTACTGCTCTTTGATCGCGTCGGCGATCAGGCAGGCGCCTGAGTTCGACTGCTTCGCCCGATCCCAGTTCGCCTGCGTGATCTTCACGCTGATCGGCTGCGTGTATTTCGAGCGGCCCATCAGAACGGCTCTTCAGGCGGCAGCGAACCGTTCACGTAGCCGACGTCGCGGAAGCCCGGCTGCAGGGTGATCGACCACTGCTTCGGCGGGTTGTGACCGCGGGTCTGGGTGACGCCGTCGCCCGTGTAGGTCACGTCGACGAGCGTGCCTGGCAGGTTCGCTTCGTTCACGTGCTGAGCACGTGCTGCCGCCGCGAACGGCGCCCGCATCGTCGACTGCACGTAGAGCGTGCGCACGTCGTCTTCGCCCCATTCGCCAGGGTTGACGGGCTCGCAGTTGAGCAGCGTCACCAGTTGCGGGGTGCCGTCGTCGAAGGTTCGCACCTTGCCGCTGGGTTCGGTCGCCTGCCGCTCTTTCGCCGACACGACGACGCCGCGGAACCGGTCGCCCGGCGTCTTAAAGGCGACAGCAGGGCCACCAGACTCGAACAGTTCCATGATCAGTTCCCCTTTCGGTCGAGCAGGTCGACGACCTGCGCGAAGTGCTTCGCCTCTTCGAGTGACAGCAGGGCCAGGGCGGCGCCGACGGGCACGTCGTCACTCGCCAGGTCGGGCGCCGCCGTGTGCAGCGCGGCCCGCACGACCTCGTCGTAGTTCTCGCCGATTTCGCACAGGCGCACGAGGGCGCGGGCGACCTCGAATCGCTTCACGGTCGGGCGCACGCTCAGGTTGAGCCGCGACGGGCTGACGTCGGCGACCATCGCGGAGCGCTTGACCAGCGTCACCCATTCCCGCGCTGCGGGGTCGAGCAGGGCGAAGCGGGCTTCGAGCGCCTGCAGCGTCACCTTGTCGAGGTCTTCCCCTTCGTCGGCGTCGTGCTGATCACGATTCGCCAGAATCGCCCGCACGGCCCGCCGCGGGTT